TGAGAAAGGTTCACCATGACTATAAAGCCAAGGAAAACCATGATACTCGTCGTCGACTCTAAGCGTAATGGCCCTTTCAGGGACATTCGTCGAGTGGTTTACGACGTCACTTACTACCCCTACTTCATGTACGGTGGTTGGAGGTGCTACATCAATACTAGAGCTGTGGACAGGTCTACAGTGTTCGAGTGGGTTGCCACGTGGCAATCCCTCGGCCTGTTGCCCGGCCTCAGCGAAGTAACGAAGTAACATTCTCCATCCGTCCGACTCATGTCGTATGGTAGGTGACCTAAGATCCCGAACGCGGTACTCCCACTTTTGCAAGTGTTTGTTCCATCGTTTAGGTATCTTAGGTGAATTATCAGGTACTTCATACAAGCTCGGAGCTCCAAGATGGAGATCCTTACTCGGGATAGCGCCGTAAACGGCGACTAACCGGCTTACGATGTAATCGTAAGTGGAGAAGTACTTCCTATCGTAGAAGGAATTAGCATAGCTAATCCAACTCGTATAGGACTCAGGACTAGGTTCTGATGACCAGACTGTGCGAAAACGCACAGGAGTGACACAAATACCTAAAAAGGCATCCATGCCACACGACTCTCTAAAGAGTCCACTGGTGCAGCTCTTGTCTCGGTTTATCTTTAAACCAAAAGACTCGAGTTGTTCGATTGCATTCGCGGCGTAAGCCGTCGGGACAATCACATCATCACCGTACACTAGGATACTCTCACGAGTATCCGCGTCAGGTGCCGCAGCCGTTAGAATCGCCCAAATACAGAGTGCCATCGTTGGAAAACACATAGTGCTTCCCATCGGTGCAAACTTTTTGAGGTTTAAGATTCTACCATCTGGCAGCATCGTCGACAAACTCCTACATGCTTCCATGCACTCACAAATGTGTGCTGGAAAGAGTAGGCGAACTAACTCAACGGAAACGCGATCAGAGGCCTCATTGAGGTCTAAGGTCGCGTACTTACCCGTTCTGGACCCTAAAAGGGCACCAAAGCGGTTAGGTTGTTGGTTTGTAAAGAAAACATTGAACTTTGTAAGTTCATGGTTTTCTACCAGCCCGACTATGGCTCGGCCTAATCCTTGTTGAATCCATTGAAAATCAACGGGTTCACAAGATATAAGGCGGGGCCCGCGGGAATCCTTATTCACGAGTAAAACTCGTGCAGAGGATTCTTCCTCCTTGATCATCGAAAGATGATCAGGGCGGTCACAGACATGACTCAAAGACGCAAAAAAGTAAGCGTCTAAGGGGTATGTTTCTGTAATTCGACGGGCAACATTAGTCCATTCGTACTTGGTCCAGAGACGCTGCTTGGTAGCAACGACTCCGGGGCCATGCCGAGGTCTGATGTTGCGCGGATCGAAGTTGGCGAAGACTCTCCATAGGAGAAGCTTTGCCGCGCGTGCCACGGATACTTGCAGCTGAGGACCAAAAGTCCAACGGCTACCGGTAGAAGTGGCATCTTCAAGTAGCGTTCGAACCTTTTTGAGGTTCTCACACACTGAATATAAGTCTTGCTCAGTTTTTTCAAACTTAGCAATGACTGATTGTTCTTGTTCATCGGTATAGGGCAGTTTATACTTGTAAAAAACAAATAAAATCTGCCTGATTACTGTGACGCTATCTGCACACGGATTCGGAAGGAGTGTCCCATCTTCGGATAACACTCGACTGAAGAACTCCCCTAAGAATTTAGGGAGTTTACTGTTGACCATGGGTTTGAAACCATGAGCAGCAGAGTTCAGTGGAGTATCTCCAGCGATAGCCTTATCAAAGGCCTTCGCAAGACGGGGCATAGTTTTCGTAAGAAAACCAATTCCTTCCGCTCGTGTTCTCTGAATTACCTTCTTAGTGGTAAGACGAGAACTACGACTGTTGAACACAACTCCATGCGACATGTGAATGTCGTGAAGTAGTGCAGCGATGATACTTATTTCATCTAGGCTCTTATCGGATTCCATATGGTAATCCTCCTAGAGCATGCATACACTTCACGATCCCAACTCGTACGCACAATTAACATATGAATACATTAATCGATCGCAGCATAATAAGACCCATGAGGACGGAACGATCGGGAATTACCCGAAAGTTTCGGTGCCTTATGGTATCCGTTATGCAAG